GAAGCTGAGGCAAACTACTACAGGCAACTCGCCGAACAGGCCGAGTCAACGGCCTGCACTTAAACCAAATGGCCTCCACGAAACCCGGGGCGGTTCATTGTGAGATTGACCGCCTGCCTGACCTGTTCCGTACCGTGCCTGATTCCGAGAAGTGGTTTATCACCGCTGACTCGGCAAGGCCCGAAACCATCAGCTACATGCAAAAGCATGGATTCCCGCGCATATCGGCGGCGATCAAGGGCGCGCGAAGCTTGGAAGAGGGCGTTGAGTTCCTGAAGTCGTTTGACATTGTGGTGCATCCCCGCTGCACGCACACGATAGATGAGTTGATGAACTACAGCTACAAGCTGGACGACCTGACGGGCCAGCCGTTGCCGGTGCTGGGTGACAAGCATAACCATGTAATCGACTCGCTGCGATACGCCTGTGAGGGTGTGCGACGAGCCACGCAGAACCATAGCAAGCCCCTGAATTTAAGCAAAAGGCACATCGTTTAATGGATGAGATGGAAAGCGAGAACACGGCTCAAGATTCCATCGAGGATCAATCCGAGCTACTGAGCTACCTGCGCCACGAAGAAGACGCGGCACGCCAGTACCAGACGGACGAACTGCAACCCGAGCGGGAGCTTAACTTCAACCGGCTGCTGGGTCGCCCGATGGGGAACGAGGAAGAAGGCCGCAGCCAGGTTGTCAGCACGGACGTATGGGATGCCATTGAGGGAATGCTGCCGTCACTGCTCAAACCGTTTACCAGTACCGACGAGTTCGTGAAGTTCTCCCCGGTCAGCGAGGAAGACGTGCCCGCTGCCGAGCAGGAGACGGACTACATCAACTACATCATTAGCCAGAAGAACAACGGCTATATGATTATCTATCAGTGGTTTTGGGATGCGCTGGTCAACAAGTACGGGATCGTGGAGTACGGCTGGGAAGAGGACGTAAGCAGCGAGGTTGAGCGTTACCGTGGGATTGCTGACGAAGAGTTGGCCTTGTTGTTGCAGAACCCGGATATCGAGCTTGAGGAAATCAACAGCCAGCCTGACCCGATGGCTCAGCCTGTAATGGACCAGATGGGGATGCCTGCCCCGCCCCCGATGCTGCACGATGTAACCCTGCGCATTACGACCAAGAGCGGACAGGCCAAGATTCACAACGTCCCGCCAGAAGAGTTTATTTTCAACGCAGACCTGTCCACGCAGCATATCAAGGATGCCCGCTTTGTTCAGCGTGAAGTCTTCAAGACCCTATCGGACATTCGGGAGCTTGGTTACGAGGTTGACGACGATATTGTCGATGACGGCTCGGACTACTACAACAGCGTGGAACGCTCCAACCGTTACGACAACTGGCGCGATTACACCAACGATGGATCGAGCGAAGATGGCCCGAACCGGCTGGTGCTGTTCAAGACCACGTATTGTCGACATGACCTGAACGATGACGGCATAGCCGAACTGATCAAGGTTGTGCGGGTAGGTGACACCATCCTTGAGATGGAGGAAGCCGAGGAAATCCCGTTCAGCGCCATCCATTGCCACGTTATCCCGCACAAGTTCGCCGGAGTCAGTACGGCGGATGTGGTGGTCCCGATCCAAGACCTGAAGACCACGCTCTGGCGTCAGGCGCTGGACAATATCTACGGTATCAACAGCAACCGGGTGTTTGTCTCTGACCGGGTAAACCTTGACGACATGCTGAGCAACCCGCTGGGCGGCATTATCCGGGTTGAGTCGGATAGCGCAGCCGGTCATGTCTCCCCTGCCCCCATTCAGCCCATCGGCGGCATCATCCAGCCCATGATCGAGTACGCCGACACGGTGAAAGAGAACCGCACCGGCTTTACCCGTTATTCGTCGGGTATGGATGCTGACAGTCTCAATAAGACGCTGGGTGGTATCACTAAGATCATGGACGCGGCACAGCAGCGCATGGAACTGATGGCCCGCACCTTTGCTGAGACTGGCTTTAAGGACCTGATGCTGGGCTTGCACGGACTGGCCCGCCGTCATGCCACCAAGCAGGAGGTTATCCAACTGCGTAACAAGTGGGTGCCGGTTGACCCCCGCAACTGGAAGACCCGCAAGGATATGACTGTCAGCGTTGGACTCGGTACGGGCGACAAACAGCAGATGATTCAGAATATGCAGATCATCGGTGGCATTCAACAGCAGGTGTTACCGCTGGGCATGGCTGACAAAAAGACCATCTACAACGCCATCAAACGTGGTGTTGAGGCAATGGGCTACAAGGACGTGGGGCAATTCATTCTGGAGCCTGAAGACGGCCAAATTCCCCCGCCCAAACCTGACCCCGATTCAATCAAGGCAAAGAATGCCCACGTTGAGAAGATGCTGACGATCGCGCTGGATGCGGTGCAGACGGGCGTGCTGCCGGTTGATGTGTTCGTGCAGGGCTTCATGATGGCCGTACAGCAGGACATGCCCCAACCCCAGCCACAACCGCAAGGAATGCCACAAGGAATGCCACAGTGAACGATATGAACCGCGCTGAAGATGCACGCGCCATTCTGGACAATCCGGAGTTTGAAGCCGCCTTTGCTGACATTGAGCAGGGAATTATCGAGCGCTGGAAAGCGACCAGCGTGACTGATGCCGAGGGCCAGCGTTACCTCAAGCTGCTGCACAAGATCCACCAGGATTACCGCGCCACGCTCAGAACCCGAGTCAGCAGCGGGAAGATGGAAGAACAGAAGATCAAGCGTGAGGGGTTGGTTGCCAACCTGTTTCGCAAGTAATCAATAAAGGATACCCGATGACCGTTTTCACAGCACTCAGCAGCGCGGCCCGAACCGTTACCGGAACGGCTGATATTGGAGCTATCCCGGGTGAACACCAGGAATTGTCAGTCTACCTTGACGTGACTGAGGCCTCTGGCACGTCTCCGAGCATGACGGTGACGTATCAATCCAGCCCTGACAATGTGACGTTTTATGACCATACGTCAGGGGCGGCTATTACCGCAGCGGGAAAGCAGTTAATCAAGGTTCCGTCCAACATTGGCAAGTATGGCCGGATTGCTTATACGGTAAGCGGCACCACGCCATCCTTTACCTTTTCCGCCGTAGTTGAAGCCAAACGAAATTAACCGCCCGCCCGGGCATTGACCAACAGCCGCCTTCGGGCGGTTTTTTTATGGGTGACTGAAACACATGGACATTACGACCGAAGCGCCTGCGGGCGAAGTCGAAAACAGATTGGCTGATGCGCTGGGCATTGAAGATGCTACAGACGAGATTGAAGAAGTAGAGCAACCCGAAGAAGAAGCGCCAGAAGAAGATGGCGACGACGACGAGCGAACCGACGAAGACGACTCAGAGGAACCCGACGAGGGCGAACCCGAAGACGAAGCGGAACCGGACTCTGTAACTGTTGACGGCAAGAGTATTGACTTGCCCCCTGGCACGCCTGCTGAAGTAGTTGAGCAGGTACAGGCCGCGATTGCCGAGAAGGAACGGGCGATGACTGCGGACTACACCAGGAAAACGCAGGAAGCAGCGGAAATGCGCAAGGGTGCCGAAGCCTTCCAGACGGAAGTGCAGCAACAAGCGCAATTCAACGCACAGCACCTTGAAGGACTTGCAAGCCTGCAATCCATGACGGCACAACTCAAGCAGTACGCCGATGTGGATTGGGCCTTGCTGGAATATCAAGACCCCGAAGGGTTCAAGGAACACAAGTATCAGCGCGCCTCGTTGCAAGCTTCTCATGAAAAGCTGCACGCGGAACTGAGCGGCAAGCTCCAAGAACACCATGCGCAGTCCAAAGCGAAAGCGGCGGAAGTTTACAACTACACAGTAAACACCTTGCGCGAAAAAATCCCGAACTATGGCCCCGAGGTCGATACGAGCTTGGTCAAAGCCGCCGTCGATATGGGCAAACGCTACGGGATCGAGGTCAGTGTTGAAAAGTTACGCAACATGCACGACCCCCTTGTATGGCTGGGCTTGCATGAGGTGGCGCGGCTTCAGGAATTGATGACCAAGGGTGCGCAGGATAAGCGGATTCCGCCGAAGCCTACCAAGCACGTTACACCGGGCGTCAAGACCACAAAAACTACAGAGTCCGAGCGTAAAGCCCGCGAACACCTGAAAAAGACAGGTAAGGGCGCGGCTTCGCTTATCGAAAAATATATTTAGGAGCATACATCATGGCTGTATTCACCAATACCCAGGCAAAAGGCAACCGCGAAAGCCTGTCCGACATTATCAAAGACATTTCCCCGGAAGACACCCCGGCGCTCACCAACTTTGGCAAGAGCAAGGCTAACGCCACCCGCGAAGATTGGCAGACCGACGCGCTGGGCGCAGCGAACAAGGATAACGCCGTCCTTGAGGGCACGGATTCGACGCTGCCAGCCATCAACCCAACCACGCTGCTGTCTAACCACGTGCAGGACTTTGAAATCAGCTTCGCTATCTCGAACGTTCAGGAAAAGGTCAAGAAAGCAGGCCGCAAATCCGAAGTGTCGTATCAGATCGAAAAGGCATTCCGCCAGCTTAAAACTGACGTTGAAGCATCCATTACCCAGAACAACGTCGCTGTAGCCCGTGTGGCTGGCACGACTGCCGGTAAGTCTGCCGGTCTGGAAGCGTTCGCCTGGGAAATCAATAACGTTGCTTCGGCTACCGGCGCACATGGTACGGGCGGCGCTACCACTGTCGTTACGACTGGCGCACCTACTACGGCCATCACGGATGGCACCCTGCGGGCTTATACCGAGGCACAGCTGAAGGCGTCTATCGCTGCCGGTTTTGCCAAGGGCGCACGCTACAAGATGGCGCTGATGCCGTTTGCACAGAAGCAGGCAATGGCTGCGTTTACCGGCGTGGCTGCGACTCGCGTAAACATGAACGTTGGCAAGAAGGAGATGGGCGGCATTATCGGTGCGGTTGACGTGTATGTATCGGACGCTGGCGCAATCATGCTGACCCCGGATGCACACATGCGTACCCGTACCGTTCTGCTGGTCGATCCTGACTGTGTTTCCACCCTGTTCTTGCAAGATTACGAGCATGAGGAACTGGCTAAGACCGGCGCTTACACCAAGCACCGCGTGGGCTGCAACATGACCCTCAAGGTCAGCAATCCCCGAGGCGTAGCAAAAATAGCCGATCTTAGTTAATTAGGTCGTTTATCCGCGCCCTAGCCTTCGGGTTGGGGTGCGCAGTAAGCAACTTACCCGCCTAGTGCGGGCTTTTTTATGGGCGCTCGATATGGCTAAGATTCTTTTGAATTACAACCCGACCACGCAAGTATCGACCTATTGGCACGAAGGTATGGATAGCGGGCTGGCTGGCGTGATTGAAACCCAGCAGACCGGGCTTGAGCATATTGCCGATTATTGCAAAGAGGCCCGCGAGGCCAACAAGTTCAGCGGCTACGGTGACGGGGGGATGGATTACAAGATCCCCGCTGCGATGGCAGGCCAGCTTATGCGCGAGGGCCACTTGTTCGATCCCGTGTACATGGCCAGATGGAAGAAGGATCACCCGGAGTATTCGCTACGCGGTGGGCAGAAATACTTTAAGGGCGGAATGTGACTTACTCCGAATTGATAGCCAAGATACCAGGCAGAACGCACCGGGCAGATTTAGCCAATGAGATTAATGGCTTCATTGCCCTGTTTGAGCGCCATGCGGAGCGAGAACTACGGGTAGCAGAAATGGAGGCGACAGCCACCACAGCCACCACCGACGCGGCAATTACGCTCCCTGCTGATTATTTGGAAATGCGCTCGGTGCGCACCGGAAACCGCACACTTGAATATGTGACGCCTGATCGCTTGCTTGACCGCAACAACGGCACCGCAACCGCCTACACCCTGACAGGCACAGAACTCAAGACAAACGCCAATTGCACGGTCGAGTACACCTATTACCGCACCATCCCCCCCCTAACCGTATCAGCGCCTAGCAACTGGCTTTCTACAAAGCATGAGGACGCCTATCTGTTTGGGGTAATGACTGAAGCGGGTATCTGGACAGCAGATGCAAAGATGACCGCCGACTACATGGCATTGCGTGACCGCGTTATTGATCGCATTCGCCATTCTGACAAGGGCCGCCGCTGGAGTGGTGCGCCGCTTCGTGTTAGCGCCTCCAACAAGACCATCGTTTAAGAGAAACCTATGCCTATCAAAATGACTGCTGCCTATGGCGGCTACACCAACGGCCAAACGGTCACCCTGTCCGACCAAGACGAGATCAACTTTGTAGGGCGTGGCGTCGCTGTATATGCAAATTACCCGGCCACGCAGAAGGCGGAACTTGCGATCAACCCGGTAACGGGAACGGTGGATGGGCTGGTTGGCCCACAGGGCGGCATCCCCTTCCCCGCTAACTACCTCCCCCGCGTTGCCAGCATTCATGACGTTTCGCTGGCAGAACCGCTGCATGAACTCACTCTTCCCTCTCCCTATGGCCCTGAAACCGCAACGGCAGGCGGCAAATACGAATTTGCCTACGGAACCCCTGTGTATTCGGCCAAGGGTTTCAACGGCTATAAGTTCTGGATGGTGGGCGCGCCCTATCCGACGCAAGGTGTGGCTCCCGCGCTTTCTGCTTATAAGTACGAAAACCCGTGCGTCATGGCCAGTAACGATGGCGAGAACTTCGAGGTTCCCCGTGGGCTTACTAACCCGATTGCCACCAGCATCGGAAATGCTGATGTAAACAGCTATTATGCCGATCCCTATATTGCATTCAATGCTGACTACACCAAGCTTTACGTGTGTTTCATGCACACAAACCGGAGTGGAACGGTTAAGTCGAGCCTGATGGTAACCGAATCGAGTGACGGGGTTACCTGGTCTACGCCGGTAGCAATTTACGAGTCGGGTGTAACCACCTTCACCGCAAATTCCCCGTCGCTATTCTGGAACGGGAACGGCTGGACGTGCATCTCTATTGACACCCGTGACGGCACCGGGGCATATACCCCCAAAATCATGACCACCAGCGCGGCAACCCCCTATACGGGATGGTCCGTCTGGTCTAACAGCACATGGCCGCATCCGTTGGGGCGCGCTTGGTGGCACGCCCACTTTATCCCGCTGGCTGGCGGTGAAATCATCGGCATGGCTGTGGATAATGGTAGTGGTGGCGGCGCAATTCATACGCTTCGATCAAATGACGGCGGCGTGAATTTCTCGGTCAAAGCGTTCTCTGCGTGGCGATCCACGGTCGGCGGATCGTGGTATCGGCCATCTGTTTGTGTGGCATCCGATGGCGTGAATACTTCTGTGATCGGGTATTTTGGGCGCATTGGTCCAGCCCAGCAAGCCGGTTATTACATTCAAAAAGCGCGTCTTGAATCAGGGGCGACCAATCGCGCTTTGGCAAATGCGCAGCTTGAAGACATGATTCACCGCCAGGTTACGGTGCCCTCTGGCATCCTGACAAATGCGCTCGCAGCCTGGGACAGTTTCAACCGGGTAGACGATACAACCGGGCTTGGAACAGCCGATAGCGGCCATGTATGGGGGGCGGAAACGGGGACGATGGGTATCGGCACCAACCGGGCCTATAACACCACGGCATCGGGGGGCAACTCCATTGCAACACTGGACCCCGGCTTACAGAATTTCGAGTTCACCGCGCAGATAGAAACTTTGGGCGGGTCAAACTGCTTCATTGTTTTCAATGTCCAGAACAGTAGTAATTTCTGGCGCTTTGGCTGGGATGGCGCACAAGCCAAATTCCAAAAAATAGTGGGTGGTAGTTTTGCTTTGAACAATACCCCGATTGTCACAGTCGCCGCAGGGGACCGACTGACTGTTCGCCGTGAAGGACCGTATATCACCTATTTTCTCAATGGTCGTCCGATTGACACATATAAAGACGCGACCTACGCGCAATTTACAAAACTCGGACTTCAGTCCACGGGGACGGCGTCGTATTTCCAGCAGATATATGTGAAGGCGATTTAACGCACGCCACCCAACAAGCCGCCTTCGGGCGGTTTTTTTACGCCCCCAATAAGGCTACCCCATGACCCCAATCGACCACCGAGAGTTGGCACAGGCCATCATCAACGAGATGAAAGAAGGTGGCCACGCCCTCTGGATCGACGCTGAAACACACGCTGAGCAGCACAAGTTTATCGCTGAGCTTATCGCTGACCGGCGAGAGCGGAATGAACGCCGCAAGCGCATACAAGAAAAGATCGCGGGGTCGGTGATTTTGTCCGGCTTGCTGTTGCTGGTTGGGCTGATAGGTGCGGGTGCGCTGGAATGGTTGCGAAAGCAGTTTTAGCACAGGGCCGGGTGATTAGCCTGATGTTTGGCGTCCGCCTGACCCCTCCTAAAGACGGGGAGTTGGGGGAAACCGATGCGGCGGCTGCGATTGGCGAAGGACTGATAAGGGAGGCAATGCTGATGCTGAAAAACACGGGTGAGGCCGAAGGCTTCGAGGTCGATATTGAAGTGAGGCAAATCGTTTACTAATGGCTGATGACGCGGATGTAGCAGCACCGAATATCGAAAACACGGTTGCCGATGGGGTACGCAAGGCGCAGCAAGCACCAAACCTGAAACCCGTCAGCGCCTGTTACTACTGCGGCGATGCGGTGCCTTCGTGGAAGGTGTTTTGTTGCCCGGGTTGTCGAGACGATTGGGACTGGGAGCAGGCGAGAAAGAGGGCAAACGGGCTATGAACTTTGAACAGGCGATAAAGCCGCTCCTTGATCGCGAGGGTGGTTATTCCGACCACAAATCCGACCGAGGCGGATCCACCAATTACGGCATCACACAAAGCACGTTCTCATCGTGGCTCAGCAAGCAAGGCAAGGGCTGGCGTGATGTGCGCACGCTCGAAATCGAAGAGGCCAAGACAATCTATCTGGAAAGCTACTGGATACCGGCCAAGTGTGAGCGTTTGCCCGATGTGCTGCGGGAAATCCATTTCGACTCCAGCGTTAATCACGGCGTCTCGCGTGCAGGCAAGTTGCTGCAAGAGGCGATTGGCGTGACTGTTGACGGGATTGTCGGACCGGCAACGTTGCGCGCTGTGTCCAACACCTCAAGCGGTTACATGAAGGCCCGGTATATCGCCGTCCGATACAAGTTCTACGGTTCCATTATTTCCCGCGATAGAAGCCAGCTTGTATTTATTTCTGGCTGGATGAATCGCATGGCTACGTTTTTTTAAGGAGACGCAAATTGTATAACTCGAAACCCGCAATCAAAAGCCTGGGCATCACCGCCCCGATTATTGCAATCCTCGTTATCGCGCTTGGTGCGTTCGGGGTGGACATTTCCGGCGATGTGGCTGGACTCCCTGAAAAAATCGCAAGTGTGATTGATAGCGCGATTGCCATTGGTGCTATCGCTGTCGGCATCTACGGTCGTGTTCGTGCAGGGACCAAGATCGCCGGTGTCTTTAAGGCCAAAAAATGAAACGCGCAAATTATCTGTTTATGGCCGTGTTGCTGATGCTGGTTGCAGCCTGCTCGACTATCCCCAAGCCGCAATCCCTGCAAGAGCAAATCGCCTATGGCTACGGCGCGGTGGCATCAGTGCGGACCAGCGCTGTCAGCCTGCTTGATCGGGGCCAGATCACCGTGTCGCAAGCCAAGAGTGTGCAGGCTCAGGCTGATGTGGCGCGTCAGGGCTTGGATCAGGCGCGGATTGCACTTTCCGGTGGACTGCCACGGGACGCACAGGGGCAGCTTCAGCTTGCCACGAAGGTATTAACCGCACTTGAGAGTTATCTGAAAACCAAAGGGGCCAACTAAATGGAAACCGCCGCCGCAATATCGATGCTGCTCAATCTGCTGACTTCGCTGGCTGATTTAAGCCTTAAATTGCAGACCATCAGCCAGATTATCAGCAAAGCCCAGGCTGAGGGACGATCCACCCTGACCACTGCGGAATGGGCCGAAGTGGTCGCGCTGGATGATGAAGCGCGGTCCGAGTTGCAGTCAGCAATCGACGCACGCCAGCCAATGTGAAATGGCTGACACCGAGCCGGAATCCTATTTCGACCAGGTAATCGGAGCAACCATCACCGCCGTACATGATGACGCTGAATCAATATGGATACATTTAAGCGACGGATCGGTGATTGAAGTGGTTGCGCTGTTCGATGGTGGTTTTGATGTTGAAGTGCACCCAGCAGAGGCCCGCCACTAATGCCGACAAAACCACTAACGGCGGGG